AACATTTGCTGTCGCCTGCGCTTGGTTTGCTTTTGACAAGGCTTCTGCTACAGCAGAATCACTTAGTTGTTGCCAAAAGTAAATATCGGTTGAGTCGTTATACAAAAATCTGTACGCATAACCTGTAGCGTTATCGTAGTATAAGTCTCCAATATGCCTGTCTTTTAGTTCGTCTGTGGTCCATTGTGAAGCTGGAAGATTATTCAGCGTTGGCACTCCGCTATAGAACCAAGTCTCAATTGTGTTATCTACTATCTGCTGTAATGTAGAAACAGTATTATTTGTTGCATCGAGTGAAGACTGATTAGCCTTTGTTGCAACAGTTAGGTTTGTTGCATCAAGTGATGATTGCTCTGCTTTGCCATTGATAGTTCCTCTAAGACCAACTGACAGTTTATTAATATTCAAGGTATCAGCTACTATCGAGCCACCATTGATAACAGTTGCAGAGCCATCATTGGCTTGCTTCATAAACACATACACTCCACTCATAGTATTCGCAAGCTCAGGTGTAGTAGAACTGATATATAAATCGTTTCCACTTGCCACCTTCTCGTAGGTGGACACTCTCTGCCACATATACATATTGACATTATCAAGCGTTGGTGCTTTAGAAGACCATCCACTATCAGGTGCTGTTGTATTACTTGATGATTTTGCGTACTCTACAATGTCATACTTCTTTGCAAGCGCAGCCACACCACCGACATCGATAATCCTTTGATTTGCATCTGTTAGTCCGTTGTTTATAGCCTGCTGTAGCGATTCCAAAGAAGATGTAAGCCCTTGTATTGCGGTAATTGGATGCTGATTAGTTGCATCTCTGTGGAGTAGCTTTCTGTGGTCTCCTGTACCACCAACGCCATCTTCTATCTCTACATCAACAGCTTCAGTATTGCTAATCTCTGCATCTACGACTGTGTCATCCGAAGATTCGGCAGATAGAGAAAGCAATGAATCATCTATCTGCGCTGAACCTTCCTCTGCGGTTGAGCCGACATCAGGATTGACACTCTCGTTTATTACTACATTTACATCAAATTCTGTGTCAGCCATTTCTTACTCCGTTCCAGTAGTAGCAACTGTCAGTATTTCGTCTGTAGCACCGCCAGTATCTTCTACTACTATTTCTTTGCTTTTGGTTCCGCCTACAACATAGACTGGTGTCTGTTGTGTGCCTTCGTTTGTCATGAATCTGCTTCTTGTAATCAGCTTCTTCTTGGATGAAAACTTGAATGTATCTGCTTGGGTAAGCTGAACCGATACGGTATCGGATGAAGCGGTGTGAGTTATTGTGCAAGCTGTTTCATCCTTTGTGATTATCGTTTCAGTACCCTGTATGAAGTACATTCTAAACTTTACAATCTTCGATACATCGAATGGCATATTGTAGGTGATTGTTGGTGTTGTACCTCTTATCATTTCCGTACTCCTTTACTTGTTCTTCGGTGGAGTTATCTTCTTTGCGTTAGCGTTCATATTCTCAAGTGCTTGGTCTAATGCGCTTGCAGACTTCTTTGACTTGGAAGAAGATGTCTTTGCTTTTGGGTTGAACGTCTTTACGTTGTATGCAGAAGCCTTTGCGTTACTGATTTTCTTACCGCTTGAGCCACCGCCTCTGCGATAACCCCAACCACCGCCTGAAGATGATGAGCCGTATCCACTTGAGCCGTCTTTCTTACAAGCGTTAAACAATGCAGAAGCTGTTTCGCTCGGAAGACCTGATGATTTTATATAATCGTACATTTCGCCCTTGTTGTAATAAACAGCTCTTGTTCCGCCTTTTTCACCGTCTTCGTCTGTAGTGTAGTAAGTTTTTCCAGCGTGTCTTATAAAGTCTACCGCTTGCTTGTAAGTAACAACTCCATTGTCGATGCTTGCTTGCAAGTTTTTCTGGATTCTCTTTGGAACTTCGTTGTAATAGTTGTACTCGTCATTAGAGATTCCGTTCTTCTTAGCTATTGCCCTCTCTGCTGTACGAGTTGAACCCCAAACGGTATCGTCTTCGCTTTCTAACGCTGATGGAAGACCAAATAGCATTCTAACTATCTGCTTTTGCTCTGCATCACTTGCGTTCTTGTACTGCTTTGTAGAGAAAACCCAGTTAGCGACCTCTCTTGGAGATTTGCCATCAAACCCCTTAGCAATTTCTTCTTTTTCCTCTTCGGAATATTGGAATACTAATTGCTTTTTACCGTTTGCATCCTTTTTGTATCTGTTGAACGGGACTGTTTCAAGAATAGCTCTTGCCGAATCATATCCAGATGTTCCTTTTGCAACATTGTAGTCTGCAATATCTTTGTATTTGAGATCTAATGTTTGCTGATTATCTTCAGTCTTTCCTATAGTTATGCTTTCATCTCTAAACACCTTAGGTATAAGGTTGGTGTTTCCAGAAGACTTAGACAATCTTACTAACTCTTTATCTACAGAATCGTATGTAACATTAGATATGTTAGTAGGAACAACTATATTCTTTCCAGCAGAGAGTGCCGTCTCGCCAGCCCTTTTCATTAAATCGCTTCCGTTAAGATTCATTACATCTAACTGAGTCTTAGGGTTTACTATTTCTCCGTATCCGTTAGTCTTGGCGCCAAGTATATAGTTAGAAGCAATAGGAATCTTAGAAGCAACAACAGTAGCTCTGTATCCTAAGTCTGTCTTTCCGTTTATGAAATAGTCATAAGGCGAAAGCGTTCTTGATACTGCTCCTAAAATATTAGGAATCATCGAGATTAGATAATTGTTTACTGTGTAATCAAGTATCTTCAACGCTGGCATAACGGTATCATCGTATTTCTGCGAAGATATAGCGTTCTCAAGCGTGTAATTTACGCCTTGGAACATGCCGAGATTCATTGCTGGCTCTACTACGCTCGATGTGATTACTTTCAATGAGTGGACTATTGTTTCAATGTCAAAGTCCAAAGGTTCTCCATTATAGGCATCATCAATTACATTTCTAAGAATGCTACCCACTTCTCTGCCCACGAAGAACGAACCAGATGTCTGTGTTGCAAAATCTAATGTAAAGTTTCTGTTTCCTATAGTTACAGAATAATCTTGATATCCAGCGTCTTTCTTATTTTTATCTTCTGGGTCGGATGTATCAAGTTTTCCAGTAATAATCATTCCGTCTGGGTCGAGGAAGCCAAGTCCTGCACCAAGAAGTGCAACCTCAGTACCTATCTTGCCCTCAGCCATCTTTTCTACCGCATCATTGATAGCTGTTGTGTCTCCGAGTTTTATGGCTTTTTCGAGTTCGATTTTGCCTTTGATAAGACCTACTGGAGAATAGTCAAATCCTCTCTTTGTGATATTTACTACAGCTCTCGCAAACGGCATCTGCGCATGGACTATAAATCCAAGACTCTTCATTACTTTATTAGCATCTTGGTTATACAAGGTATTTCTTACGAATTTGTTTAACGCAGATGATAACTCGCTATAGTTCCTAAACAGATCGTGAGCAGCCTTATATGAAGCAACCTGAGTAGCGTAGTCTTCGATTCTTTTAATCTCCAATTTAATGGCGTTTCTCGTAGCTTCATCTAACGATTCGTCTTCAAGTTTTTTAACCAATGTTTCATAATTGTTTCCAGTTAATACCTTGTCATACGCTTCGCAATAAACTCTTTCTACAGAGATAGCATCGGATGTCTCAAGCGCTCCGCCAACAAATTCAGAGAATTTAGATATGCCCTTGCCTATCTTTCCTTTGGCAGTACCCTCTATGAATTTGTTCTCAAACTTCATAGCTTCGGAAACCAAATCTTTTGCTGAAGTTCCATAATACGCTTCTTTTGCCTTTCGACCAGCAAGTCTTTCTGGCATATTCTTTTCGATGGTTTCTTTTGCTGTTTGTTCTGTTTCTGCAAGTTTTTTAGCGAGAGTTTCTACATTGGCTTTTAGCTCTTCGCTTGCTCCGTCTCCAGCCTTTGAAAGCTCGAATTTCGCATCGCTAAGTTCTTTCTTTGCATTGCTTACAGCGTTTCTAACTTTAAGATTCTCGATAATGCCTTTCTTTGAATCTATGTTAGCCTTTAGATTCATCTTGTCAGTTGACTTGAGGTAGCCTTCTACGCCATCGAGTTTGCCTTTTTTTACAAGGTTGTCTTCTATCCCTTTAGCGAGATGGTCTCTGTATTGACCAAGAGTTGCTCCGTAGATGTTGTTAGCGGCGTTCTTCATGTGCGTTTTTATATTAGACAGCATAGAAGAATAACGCCATTGAGTAAGCTGGTCGAAAGCTGAAAGAGGCAACATCTTTCTTGCTTCGAGCAATGCTCTTTCGGATAGTTCCTCTACTTCGTCTTTCGATTTTGCTGTTTCAATATCATCGAGCGCTTTCCTGAAGTTTCCGAATGTCTCCTTTAGGTCTGGATATTCTTTATACAGGCTATCGAGTTTAGACTTGTCTATTTTGTTTATATCGAAGTCATCTATAGATTTTAGTTTTCCGTCTATGCCAAGATAATTCTTAGCTATATCTCTTACGCCTTTATTATTGTTAAATATCCTTAGGAAATCGTTTTTAACAGCTTTGGTTCTGTATGTAGGGCTCGACATAGCCATTAAATGCCATTGTCTACCAGTAAGACCGCCTACGGATACTTGTTCTGCGCCAGCCTTGCAAGCACTTAAGAACAGTTTTTCAGACCATTGCTCGTTCTTGTTTGCATTTGCTATATCTATAGAAGCAAATACATCGTATATTAAATCTCTCTGTTCTTTAGTATTAAGCCTTGTCTTGCCGTCTGCGTAACTACTGAATATTTCGATGAGACCGCCAACTTCTCCGTTTTCAATCTTCTCGACAACTCTCTTAGTTCCAGCGGCATAATTCTCTTTATCTTTATAGACCTTGATTGATATTTCTCCGTCATCAATCATTTTCTTTACAGAGCCCATTTGAGGCTCGTCTCCCATAGCTGTTGCTATAGTTCCAAAGCCTTTCTTGTTGTGAACATCTGCGGTTCGTCTTGAAGCGGCATCCATAATTTCTTGACCGATCTCGGCAGAAGGAGCATCTTGTTGCCTTGCGGTATTAAGTAATGCGCTATCTATTCCAGCTTCTTTCTGTGCTGAATGAATGTTTTCAAGCACATTTTTGCCACCTTTTAGAGGCTTAAACGATGTCTTGGCTGTTGTTTGTTTTAGCGCTGGTATGTTCTTTGCCGTATTTTGAATAGGTAAATCTTCATCTACCCCCATAAAGCCTTTCCCGTTTATTTCGTTTACAGAAACATTTGAGTTATCTGTATTTGAAACTAAAGGCTTAATCCTTGCATTTGTATTATTGCTTGTAGGCAAATCAATTTTAGTAGTTGGGCTTGCTTGCAATGCTTCTTGTGTTGCATTTTTTGGCTTTATTTCTATAGGTGCATTTTTTGTATCAGCCCAAGTGCCATCCTCAATACTTTTGAGTTCGGATTTAGCTTCTGCAAGTTTGGCTCTTAACTCAGCCTTGTAATCTTTTTTAGAGCCAGTATGTCTTCTTGATTTCTTATTCTTTTCGAGATGCTTTAGGCTATCTTCGTATTCAGCAATATCGTCAAGCAATTCATTTTTTCTGTTGAAAGGTTTTAATTGCTCTTCAATGTCTTTTAATTCCTGAGTCAGCTTTCTCGATTCTTCTATCATTGGCTCTCTGGTCTTTTTCTTGGTTGCCTTAGAACCACTAATAGTCCACATTCTGTCTCTAAGCGCTTGCCTTCTTGCTTCTTTTTCTTGCTGTTGTTTGAGAAGATTATTAATTTGCTCGGTTTCGCTTAGTTTCTTTTCTGGCTGTATTACAACATCCTTGTTCCTTGTTCCCTTAAGCTCTACTTTTCCAGCAGTATCGGCAAACAAACTGCTCTCATCAGCAAGCATCTTCTTCGCTGTTGCAATATCTTTTGATATTGTTGCGGCTTTAGTTGTGTCAGCTTCTTTTGCGAGCTTTGTTTCCATTTCGGAAATATACTTCTCAAGATTTCTAACAAGCCTTGACTTATACGCAAGCTCTGATTTGGTTAAATTTGTTTTATATGTAGTAGGCGTTTTAAGTTTCTTAGCAGCCAGCCTTACCGCTGCTGGAGAAACATCCATAGCTCCATTTATTAATGTATTAACACCTTGAGACAAAGCGTAAGTGCCAGTTCCAGCCATTATCTTATCGAGGAAAGTGCCGTCTTTTTCTTGATAAGCTCCTATTGCCTGAGCTATAGATTGAACATTCTCAGAAGTAAGATGCAATCCTAAGTCTTTTACAAGTTCTGCTTCTACTTTTGCTGACAAATCTGCGATTGACTTTCCGTTTCTAACAGCCCATTTTGTTACCGCTTTAGAATTGCTTAAGCCCTCGATGAGACTTTTCGCCTTTGGAGATGCGTTTACTATTTTCCCTCCGACATTTCTGCCTAAGCCAGATGTCATTCCAAACGACAACATACTACCAGCCAAATTTCCGCCAACATTCGCCCACTTTTGAGCTGTTGTGTAGTTATCCTCTTGACTCTTTAATGCTTGTGCTATGTCTGGTCTTGCATTCTTATACAAAAGTTCTGATACTCCGAGAGACCCACCTTCAACTCCGCCTCTTAAAGCTGCTGACATTACAGGGCTATTTTCATTTCCCTTAATGATTGACTTTGCGGCATCGTATTTGCCATTTGTTGTGTAGTCTGACTTTTTCTGGAGAATATTATTGCTTACTTTTATGCCTTTGGTATCAGTAATACTCTTAGGTGCTTGCGCCGTCTTTTGCTGAATCTTCTTCAGCACCTTATCAGCACCACTATTACCGCTATAACCACTCTGCTGCGCTTTAGTCTGTATCTTCGTCTCTTTAGCCTTGAATGCTTCTTGGAGTTGTTTTCTCTTAGCTTCTTCCTCTTGCTTCTGCTTGTTAAGAGCCTTTTTCATACTTGAAGCATTAGAAGTATTACCCACTTTTGAGTAATACTTCTTGCTCGTAGCTGTGGATGCTTGGTACTTCTTATTTGTTCCTGTTAGCCAGTTTTTAATTTTAGAAAATACGCTCATTGCTATCCCCTATCTTGTTACATACCCCGTGTTCCGTCTTACATTAGAATAGTTGGAACTTGCTGTCGGGTCATAAGAGCCACTCTTTGTAAATGATTTATCAGCATTTACTTTTGCGGTTGTTTTGCTTTTGCCAGACGAACCACTACTTGACTTGCTACTTGATTTCTTCGCAGCGCTCTTGAGTTGCGCTCTTCTGAGTTGTAACAACTGCTTCATAGCGGTGTAGTTAGGATCATTAGGGTTAAGTGAAGCAATAGCCTTATCGCAAGACTTAACTGTAGTGTATCTTTCGATAGTTGCACTAAATTGCTCTAATGCTCTTTGATTCAATGTATCCTGATATTGAATGTCATTCTGTCTTGCTGTCTGCTCCGCTTCAGCTAATGTACTATTAAGCGTATTAGTCAAGTTAGCAAGGTTGTCATTGTAGTTTGTCTGCAAGTTGGAAACAGCCACACCTCTTTGAGCATTGTTATTGCCAACATTCTGTGCATAATTGTTAGCCATATTAACTGTTGCTGATTCACTTGCGCCACCATTGATGCCCTGAGAAGCAAGCTGTTCTTTTATTGCGTTCTGCTGTTTAGCATAATTCACATAAGCCTGACGAGCGTTGCTGTCATAGGTATCATTGGTCGAGTTAGTCTGCGTTGTCAGTTTATCCTTCAATGTCTGTGCATTGGTGTTGTACTGAGCTTGCAGTTGTTTTGCGTATTCTTGGTACGCATCCATATATGGTGTATTGCTCGCCATCTTGTTACCTCTTTGCGTAATTGTTTAGTGTTGTTGTCTTGATAATGTCAGTAATACCGAATGGTTCTGGCTCGTTATTTTCAACTACGAATTGTAGTCTTTTATACTTCTTTACTTTCTTTCTTGTCATCGCATCTTCTGCAACATCCGACAGCTTGAACTTTGTGCCATCGAATCTTCCCAAGTAGTATTCGTCTGCTCCATCTCTAATCAGCGTAATCTCGCAAGATGTCTGTTCTTGAGGCGTCAAAGTAACCATAGTTCCCTTCTTCGACAGCACCTTGTAATAGTGAGGATAGCCATCTCCGTCTACTGCAGAAGACCACTTAGCTTTTACTGGTGTGCCACTCCATACATGAGTTGTTGCGTTAACAGTTGCGTTATCAAGGTACTTATACTTGTCCTCGATGTCTCCGTTCCAAGTGTATGTATAGTTAGCATCCATAAAGAACATCTCGTTTGATACAACGAACATATCTGTGATGTCTGGCATGTTGTCAAAGTAGTAGCACTCGTATGACGAATCTCCGTTTTTAGATGTATCTCTATGGCGTGAATCAAGCACATACATATGTCCGTTAACCGCCAAGTAGAAGTATCCGTTGAAGCTGATACCGACAGCATCTTCAAGGCTTTCTTCCTTGCATAAAACCCTGTTAATTTTGCATGAGCGATTGATTGCGTACTTCTCCGACAAATAGTTCGTCTGTATTCCGTAAAGCCCTGTATTGGCTAAAAATACAGGCTCATCGTTGATTGTGCCTTGACACTTGGTAGATACCGCACCGATACCAGCATTAGATGCTTTGACAGAGTATGTTGTCATCGCAAGACTTTCGTTATATGAACCGCTTGCAAGATAGATAGTATTCTTTCCTGTGTCCTTGCCAATTACCGCAAGGTAGCTTGATGTCTTTGCGTACAGCATTACATCGTTATCTACATCGAAGTAATAGTTGTCATCTATGCAGAACATCTCGGATGCTCTTGAGTAGAAAGTATGTACACCTCTTGCGGCAAACAATCTTGAATCGAACTTCTCGATTGTGCTTGATGCCATAAGCTCGCATCTGTCTTTTCTAAAGTATCCGTTATAGAACGTAGTTTCCTGTGTTCTGTTGTATTCGGTCATCGAGAATGGTGCGAATGTTACTCTTATATTAGGCTGTTCTGCTGGTACTGTTATCGTTGTTCCAGCAAAGTACAGATGCACAACGCCCTCTTCGTCAGTAACCTTTGTGTATGGTGCTGTTGTCAAAGTAATCTTCGCATCATATACATTCGCCATTGCGTTTGCGATATTGTCTGGCTGTCTGCAAGCAAGTGCGTGTGGTACAGGCCGTCCAGCGGACAGCTCTCCAACCTTATACTCTGTAGTAACCGTCAGCTTCTTCCACTCGAATGTTGCTGAATCAAGAATCTCTACATCTACAACATTTGATATGTACTTATATGTAGGAATCGTGAAGACAAACTCGGATGCTGTGTCTGCTGTTACGCAATACTCGGCTCTTCTAAAAGGCGTGAGTATGTTTATGCCTCTTGTAGAACCAGTAAGCGTAGTTCCGCTTGGCAGAGTAACCATCTCTTGACCATTAGGCTTGTACATTGTGAATGCGGTTGGAATAAACGCATCGTCAGGTTTAGTAACTTCCATATAGCTACCTGATAATGACCAACCAGTTCCTTGTGCAACACCGATAATCTTTGTTGTAGCTGTGCTTGTGTTGTACTCTATCCATGCCTTGGCGCATAAAACATACAAAGATGTCTGGAAGCCAAATACATGGTTAACATTCCCAACACTTGATAAACTTGTTAATGTTGCATCACTTGATTCGGCAATCTCTCCGTATTGGTTAACAGTTACCTTTACAGCGTGTATTGCGCCACTTGTTACCTTGACAGCCCACTCGTATCCGTCTACTGTTGCAAAGCCTTTGTATGCGTTTCCGATTCTTCTGTAGCCGAATCTCTTAACGGGATTGCCACCTAAGTCGGAAATCATATTGACCATATCAGGCGATCTTTTTCTGTTTACTTCTGTGGCATCGGATTGATAATCAACACCAAGAAGATTCTCGTATGATATTGTTTTCGTACTACTTGAATTTGTACTTGGTATCTTCATCTGTGCCATTAGAAACCACCCTCTATCGTTGCCATTCTTGGCTTCATTGCTACATTAAGAAGTTCATTCTTCATAGTGTCATACTGGTTGTAATACATAGTTGCCTTGTTGATGTCATCATCAAGCCACACATAATATGCTGTCAGTAATGGGAGTAACGGCATTAAGAATGTAGATAATGGCATATTGAATGTATCCTTAGTAGATGTAGTAATCTTCGTAGGAGCATCTATATGCTTTACATCCTCTGGCATCTCCCAATCGTTATCGTAAAGAAGCAAGAAATTTTCAATCTGTAATGCTACAGTTGTGTAGATAACATCTTGTGCTCTGTTGACGGCGTTTCTAATAACTCTTCCGTACTCGGAGTCGTTAAGGATTTCGTCCTCTTCAAAGCCCATATCTACTATCTGTTCTTTGAACTCTTTGAATGTTGTGTTCATTTCTTCTCCTTTTTGTTTTTGAAAATAGGGGTAGGAAGATACTTCCCCCTACCCCATACTTTAGTTAGCTTACTGTGGAAGCTCTACTGCTGTGAATGAAATTGCTGCGGAAGGAGTAATCTTGATGAAGTCCTTGTTTGTTCCGCTAACATTCTTGAAGTAACCGCTATCGAGTACGATTGCGTGAGTCTCTCCAGCGCCTACTGTTACAGTGAGGTTGTCTCCAACGCCCTGAATACCGTTGCCGATAGCAATAGTAGCTGTTGCTGATGCTTCTCCAGCGTTAGTCATAATAATCATAGTCTTATAATCTCCGCCCTTTGCATCAACTGTGAATGCTGCTGACTTTGAAGCTGCTGTCAGCTTTGATGCCGCATTCAGATTAAGTACAGTTCTTGAAATATCTGCTGCCATTTTATTTCTCCTTTATGTTCTATTAGTTATATGTTGTCTAAGTACGCTCTATTAGGAGAGTGAACACTCAAGAACAACCATTTCCTTAGGTCTTACGATCTTGCAACCAAACAGCTTGAAGCCCTTAACAGCATCTGTGAAGCTCTGCTCAGGTCTGTATGGCTCAACATGGGAATCTCCCATAGCAAGAGCGATAGCTCTGTCTGTCTTAACCTGAACAAGGAAGTGGTCACTTGAGTTCTTAGCAACATTGTTTGACATCTTGATGTCCATGTTTGCATAAGTTGCAACCTTACCATTCTTCAGCATTGCGCTGTTGTCAGTATCGAGCTTCTCATAAGCCTGACGGAATACTGTGTAAACTGCTGGTGGAAGAGTGATTGTAACTCTTGTTGAAGGGTTAACATCATTCTCGAACAGCTTCTGCTGGCATCCATCAAGAACTGACAGAATGTTCTGGTTTGTAACAACTGTGTTAGAGTTTGAATACTTCTGTACTCCAACCTTCTCCTTAGCGAGGTCTGCGATAGCCTTATCGATTACATTAGCAACTTCCTCGGATGACTCCTGATTCAGTACGCTCATAACCTTGCCAGCGCCCTGAGCTGCATCGATGTCCTCAACGCCATAGTTGAAGTAAGCAGCCTTGTCAACTACCAGAGATACAGAAGTATCTGCGATTTCCTCTGCTGTTGAAAGTGTCAGCTTTCCGCTTGAAAGTGTGTGTGTTGAAACTGTTGGCTTGCCAACTCCGATAATTCTTACAGTATCGCCGATTCCCTTGATTTCGCCTGAATACTGCTGGTTTGTGTTCTCTGCGAATACGCATACTCTCTCAAGGTCTCTGTCGATAGCCTTTGCCCAAACCTTTGCCTTAAAATTTGCATATGACATAGTTTTAATTCTCCTTTTTTAATTACAATCTGTTCATAGACCGCATAACCTTATCCCAGTTTTCTTCCATCTCGTCATCGGTTAAGTGGTCAAGTTCTTCTGATGTATAGTAGTCTCTTTCAACCTGTGTGTCGGATACCTTACCAATAGGTGATGGAGCATTTACTTTTGTCTTTGCTTCCATTGCCTTTGAAGCGAAATATGCTTCCTTTGTTGATAATCCAGCACCGACAAACTTGGCGAAGTTGTCTCCTAAATCATCAAGTGATTTAACTTCTGGGTCAATTTCTTTGATTTCTCGTAACCCATCACGCATAAGCTGTTCTACTTGTGCATTCAGTAGCTGGTCTCGGAGTTCCTCGTTTTCTTTCTGTAAGCTCTCAAACTCCTTGTTATGCTCCCACTCTGCTCTGTATTCATCGGCATCTCTGCCTTCAGCATATGCGTTAGCATTGATTGACAGTTCCTCTGCGGTATCCCCGTTGAAGTATTTGCCAAGTGCATCGAACATACTCTTGTTGTTAGACTCAAGTTCAGCATTCTGTTTCTCAAGCTCTTGTATTCTTCTTCTCTGCTCTGCGAATGCTGAGTCCTGTGCTGTCTTGCCACTTTCTTCTACTGGAGTTGCTTCGGTTTCAGGTTCAGCGACTTCCTGAGTTTCTACGCTTTCTTCTACATCCACTTCAGGTTCAGCGACTTCCTGAGTTTCTACGCTTTCATTGATGTAATCTTCCATCTCTCAATTCCTTTCTTATTAAGTTGTTACATTGCTCGGATAGCCTTTCTGCGCTCCGATGCTATATACTCATCAAGCAACTTCTGTGCTTTCTTTTCATCAGCACTTTCTTTACTTGTTTGAGACTTCTTGGATGGCGCTTCTTCCCAACCACACATATTCTTAAGTGCAAAGTTCGTAACATTCGGTACATACTTCTTTAGCATTGCACCAGATGCTATTGTGTCTGCACACATTGCGGCAATCTGTTTAGATGCGGTAGGATGTAGTCTCACCCATTCGTGTACATCTGCTCTCGACTGATTAATCGAGTCTGCAAATGCTGATAATGTAGGAACAATCTCGTAACCGTTCTGTTCTACATTCTTGAAGAAATCCTCGGCAGAACGAAGCATGTCAGCCTCGCTCCAGCCCTTGATTCCGTTTATTAAATCGTTAGCTGTAATCTTTTTCTCAGCCATTACTTGCAGCCTTTCTTGCCGCAACCACCTTTCTTTGTTGGTTTCTTAGTTGTTTTCTTGCAAGCCATGATTATTTTTATTTCTCCTTTGCTGGCATTACCACCCATAGTGGCTCTGCCTTCTTTGTCTTTGGTTCTGCTTTTGGTTCTGCTTTCTTAGTTGCCATAACTTTCTCCTAACTTCGTTTACATTAGCCCAGCGTATGATCCAGATGACATACCGCCAACTTTCGCACCGCCTGAAACATCGTTATTAATGATTGGATTTCCTTGTGCATCGAGCTGTACTTGCTGATTCTGTATCTGCTGTGCTCTTTGATTAACAATGAATGCCAAGTCATCTTTATTAATTGAGGAATGCTCAGGATATGCCATTGCGTATTCCTCGAATGTAATCTTGTTGTTGTTGAGAAGATTTGTAAGCTCTTGCTGTGAAGCCATTCTTGATAACGTAGTATCCTCTGCAATATCTACTCTTACATTCGGTTGAATTGATTCAATCTCTTCTGCCATAACAGCAATGCCATCCATCTCGATTCCGTTTGGATAATATGTCTTCCACATATCGAACCAAAGAAGTGCGACATCTTCTACGAAGTTCTGATACATTGATACCTGCTCGTTGAGTGGTACTTGCTGTTGGTCACGAATTGTCTGTGCGGCTGTTCCTGATACTCTACTGAGGTCGACATTACCAAGCTGTGCATCGGAAGCACCAGCGAGATTTCTTGTAGTCTCAAGTAAGTCTTCGGACAGAGCCTTTGCATCTCCACTCATAGCCTGTGGCGCAAGATACGAAACCATGTTGTTTATTCCTTGCGAGTTAGCGCCATTCATCTTAATAACAGCACCAACCTTGTCGAGGTCTTCTGGGTTTTGAATTGCTGAATCATCAACAGCCATTCTTGGAAATGCTGTCATCTTTACTGACATGCTACGGCGAGCAAGTGTCTTATTAAGCTCAAGCTGGTTCGGAATAAGCTGTTCAACTTCTCCAGTACCACGAGCATCGTTAGGTCTTTTCTCCCATATCATTGGAACGATTGGATACATCGTAAGACCGATTCCGTAATACTCACCGCCCTTGGTTTGCTGAATAGGATGTAGCTTCTCGTACATCACATTTCTTGTACATCTTGCGATTGATACAACGCCAGTCTTCATATCCTTTTCCATATACAGAAGGCTTGTAACCTTGTCTTTTACCTCTTCTTTATTGAAGATGTTGTCATCAAGTTCTTTGTCTGGCTTGATTAGTCCAAGGTCTTCTTTTGGAACGCCCTGAAGTCTTGCTCTTTCACGAACAACCTTTGGTGATAATCTCTCCATAATGATTATCCAAGGCTGGTCTTGAATGTTTGTAATGTTCTCGTCACCCAGTCTCATCTGCGTATTGTGGATAATCTGCGGTGATTTACGAGTATCTCCACCTTCTCCCCAATAGCAGTAAGCATCTCCCTGTACAGCAGAGTTCTGCAAAGTCTCCCAAGATATTCTGTTCATCTTGGCTTTATCCCAAGAGATGTCGAATAACTTGTTTAAGTTCTTTACAACCTCGTTATTTGCGCTGTTCATATCCGAAAATAATGCTGTTACAGCGTGCTGTGCGATTGTAGATACCTTGTACTTGACTACTGGCTTGATGAAGTTCAGCATTGGTAGGTCTGTTAAGCCTTCATTGTCCTTGACAGCCGCCCATTGCTCACCGATGTACATCTGCCAGTTCTTTTCTGTCTTATAAAACAGGTTCTTTCGGTTGAGATAGTTTCTTGATTGCTCATATCTATCCCAAATTGCATAAATATCTGTCATTTTTTACTCCTGATTAGTTAATAAACAGTTGCATTGTCTATTCTGCTGATAATGTTCTCTGTTTCTTTCTGTTCTTCTGTCTTCTTTGACTTTTTTCGGAATAGTTTTCTATCTGCATTGATGTTGTACCCAACGATGAACGCTGTAATCGTACATATCGGCAGTAGAAAGCTCATAATAATTAGTGCATAAAGCATTAAATCACCTTCACCCTTCCGTGTTTTGCGACACTTTTCTTCTTATACATAGGAAACATCTTGTCAAAGTTAGATAATTTCTCTTGTATCGGATTCATGGCCCTTTGATAAATCAGTCTATTCAGTGCATACGCCATACAGTCCACTTGGTCATCGTGTGCAGCATTCGGAAATGAGCTACATTCTTCAACAAAGTCTCCTGTAAAGCGTTTATCTTCTGGAAGATGCACATTACCTGCTTCTATTGACCCAATAACCGCCTGTACACGAGCCATCTTTGAGCCAATCGGCTGTTGTGCGATAATGCCAGACAATTCTCGTTTTAACATTGAAATAATCGCTGAGCCATTCGCACGATCCTCGATAATTGTTGTCTTGCAATCTGGATACAGCGAACGAAGTCTTATGATTTCTCGTATGGTATCGGTGAAGTTCAGGTGCTTTTTCACCGCATCTATTAGATATATGTCTGCTTTCGTCTTTCCCCATATCTGTATTGCCACAAAGTCGGATTGGTCTTCGTCTTTGAATGAGCAGTCTACCGACATCAGCCAAGTATGAATCGGTGGAAGCTCTGCTGCTTTGTAAAATTCCCACCAATCACGCTGGATGATGTTACCTTCAAGTGCGGTTGGTCTTCCCTGATATAACGCATTCCACGCCATAGAGCCATTCTGCGTTGAGTACGCCTTCTTGAACTCCAGTAGCCATTCGTTGCCCTTGCCGATTTCAGGACACAGGGCATCTCCAATGTTTCTATGTAATAAGTCTTTGTCCGAGTCACATTCGCACGGAAGATTTATTACCTTTAAGTTGTCTTCTGTTTGTATCAGCTTTCCAGCAAGGTCATCTTCGTGCCATCTTGTCATAATGAGAACTACCTTTGCATGTGGTTGCAGTCTTGTCTTAAATGACATCAGCCACTCGTCATATATCAGCTCTCTACGGCTCTTAGAGGATGCCTCGGCTCTATTCTTAATAGGGTCATCTATTATCATCAGGTGTGCTGGTTGTCCAGTAACACCAGTACCAACACCACGAGACAACATTCCGCCACGATGTTCTGCAATATCGAACTCGGTAGCTCTGTTATTCTGTCTATCCAATGAGATACCAAATATCTCGTGTCCAAATTCTTCTATCTTACGGCGATTCTTTCGACCAAACTTAGAAGCAAAATCCTCGTTATATGAAATCTCAATAACACGATTATCAGGGTGTTTTCCCAAATACCACGATGGTAGAGTTTCTGTAACAGATTGTGACTTTCCGTGCTGTGGTGGTGTCGAGATAACCAATATCTCATAAGGTAGCTCTGTTGGTCGTTCAACGAAGTTTTGTATGTACTTGGTCAGAAAACGGTGGAATGGAGTTACCTTCCACGCTCCTTGATGTACATATTTGCAATATTCACAATAATCGGTCTGTAAGACCGCCTTATAAGCATCAACCGCTGTTACATTTCCCATTTTCGTCACACTTTCTTCATTTATATATATACTTATATGGAGCGAGGTCTATTTAGAGACAGTGCCTCGCCAAGTGTCTACTGAAGTCTTTCGACCCCAGATGGGAAAGGTGTTCAAAATGAAAAAAGAAAATGTACTCGTAAGGTGAGTAAGTCCGTCTAATTGTGTAAGCTCGTTTGTTTCAGGTGAGCGAAACCATAGAAGGAGGTTTACATGATTAGAAACCAAATGGTGGGCATTTAGGTGTACCCAGACCGTAAAGAGAAAATCTATCATGTCAAATCAACCGTAGCTGAGTTGTCATTATCTTCTTTTAATGTTTGTTCCCATTCCCAAACCACAAAATCACCGCATTCATTGCCAATAATCCGAAGATCACCAGCCATTCTACTTCGTTCATATCAAGTACCATTTTCAAATTTTTTATAATTTTTTTGGGGTATCCCACCATTTGCCCCATCGCATTGCGACTCGTCATCCCGATTAAACCCCACATCACGATTTACCCCATTTCGCAGAAGGCATAGTTCTCCCATTTATGCCCTGTGAGCGAGCGAAGCTCGTTTTCTCGTTCTGCGTTTTGGACATTAAAAAACCGAGGAGTTCGTTTTCCTCGGTGTGTTTTCGGTATTCGTTTTTTCAACTTCATTCTAAGGTATGAAAATCATCTATATATAGATATGAGAGCCGCCCTTCGGCTTGGGACAGAACGGTTGCACCCTCACCCCCTACCCTTTGTGGTATCCGTCCTTGCTCGTTTCTTTCCTTTTATATAGGTGGTTCTGCGTTGTGTGGTGGGGGTTCGGTCTAACTATTCCGAAAACATAAACTATGGGAAGAGTTAACCCCCAAGCCTCGGTGATTAAGTCCGGGATTCGGTCAACCTGTCGACCTTGTTATATCTGCCTATTGAGGTTGAATGATTTCCGATTCCGTGATTTATCTGCTGCGGTTGGGGTTGAGTTCGCTTTCGCTCGTTGTAATCTCTTCCGCTATTACTATATATAAGGTTATCATTTTTTCACAATACTTTTTTGAAACTTGATTATATATCTATAATTTGTTTGTGTTTTTTCTTTAATTGGTTGGCTGATCTCGTTCCTGGTTCTGCTATTGAAATTACTATGAATAAATAGTAAATAATTGTTGACACTACTATGTAATCATAGTATAATAAATACATAAAAAGAGATGGGGTTTGGCTGCCACCTTACCCCATCCACGCAGACTATGGGGGTTCAATCCATTGATTCTGCTTTCCTATTTTAACATTATTTTTAAGGGGGTTCAATATGTTATTAAATCAGGAATTTAAAAAAACTACAGGAATTAAGATCACAACCGAACACACAGGCAAGATGTCCGGGCTTTGGAGCTTGTCCACGCCTTGCGGACTAAATCCCAACTGTGAGAGAAACGCAAAAATTGAGGGGTCGATCTGCTCCAAGTGTTACGCAATGAAGCAATTGAAGAGATATAAAAATCAGGCGGATTGTTATGCTATTAATTTTGAGGTGTTAACTTCTCGAGTTCTCGATGAGTCGGAGTTGCCATTGCTGACTTGTCTACTCTTCAGGTTTGAGGCTTTTGGCGATCTCGTTAATGAGATTCAATTAATTAACTATTTCAATATTGCTAAAGCTAATCCGTCCGTTAATTGTGCCTTATGGACTAAAAATTATCACATAGTGAAGGCAGTTATCGAGTCAGGACACGCAAAGCCAAAGAACCTTAACATTATTATATCAAGTCTATTTATTAATCAAGAGCTTGATATAAGGGGATGTCAGTATGCTGATAAAGTTTTCTCGGTATTTGATAAAGCCCATGCACAGGATATTAACTGTGGATCACGCAAATGTGCAGAGTGTCGCAGATGCTACACCAAAAACGATGAGGTTTACATTAGAGAGCTATTGAAATAGGTTGGTTGTTGTCGGTGGGGCTGCGTGTCAGCCCCAACGAGGTTATTTTTTAGGGGGTTTAATATGACTATTAAAGAAATGTTTGAACAGGCTTTTAATAAAGCTGTAGAAGAGTATCAGCCGAGCGAAGAGGATGCAAAACTCGATGAGGAAATTGCAGAACTTAAAGGACTGCTCACAGCGATACACGGATTCGAGTATATAGAGCTTTAGGGGGGTCAATTATGAGATATTTAAGATTCTTCTGGGATGTATTTGTAGGTTATGGCGGTTTGATTCTGCTGATTTCATTGGGGATTACTTGGTTGTTGTCGGATGGCTTGATTGGTTTGATCTATCTTATTTGCTTTGGGGGGTGCTAAATATGTTTAAGGATAATGTTATTTCTGCAAGTGCTTGTTATACAGGCGGTGGCATATATGTTATTTACGGAATCACGGCTTGTGGTTGGGGTTTCTTCGGTGATCTTGATAACGGTTTCTATCATCTCGACTTGGTGGAGATTCCGCTAACTGATGATAATTTCGAATTGGCTTTTGACTCGGAGTGGTTTACTCATAACATGACTCTGCTTGATTCTGCTGAATCTCGCAAGTTGCTCATTAAGGCTCTTGTGTGGATAGATGACAACGAGCCAACAGGAAATTATCAGATGGCAGACTTGTGGAGTTTGTTTGGTAAAGCTGATTCCAAGATGCTGAATTATTAGGATTATAAGGGGGGGTTTAATTATGTATAAGCAATTAGAAATTACAAGTTTATCAGAGGGTTGTGCGGTAATGAGTGGCAACCCGGAGAGATGGATTGATTGGGCAATTGATTCCAATATCAGCAGACATCTGCTCATCTGCAATAGTGATGGTGATCCTATCTATATCGGTAAAGAGTGGCAGAAATACCATGATTTACTTTATTATCTTGTTGATGTCGAGAAGTATCCGTATGCGATGATTGAGCGTTCTTTATTCGATAACATTGCGTGGCTGTTATCTGCCGATTTAAAGGTAATAAAGGCGAATAGGGTCGATTGGACTTATTTATACTCTCATTCAACAGGGGCTGCCCTGTGGCATATTGCCAAGGACTTGGGGGATAAAGTTGGTGTCCATCCTATTCGTGACCAGAGATGCACAGGGGATGATATATGCGTGTTTAGTCTTATAGGGGAGTTGGAATTTCCTGTATTGTGGGATATAGAAGCATACTATTATGACTTTCTAACCGAGGTTACTATTGGGGATATGGATTTTATGGCGTGTATTCCAACATACATATTGGAGATGACCGAGGATTCCGTTGGGGTAGCGGTTACAAACTATCTGCACGAAACAAACCAACTTGACGAGGATGAGGAGCTTATCGAAAGACCTGATGGGGGGTTTAATATCGGTATGCTAATGGGGATTAATGCGGTACACAATGCCATCAGGGGGTATCTTGAGTGTATGGAATCGGATATGTCTATTATGGATTCAGATGTCTGCTATGCCATTGGCGATGTAATCTATAACTTGCAGAATGGTGATTATAGGTTCGACATCGATGGCAATATGATTGGTTAGTGCTCATAAGCGGTGGTGACATCGCACTTAATAAGGATACATAAGTTATTGATTAAAGCTGACCTATCGGCTACACGGGGATTGGGGGTTCAATTATGAAAAAGTATGAAGTTCTTGTGGGTGTTAGATATACCGCATTATATAACATTGAAGCTGAATGTGAAGCAGATGCCATCGAGATAGCAGAACAGGAAATGATGGCTGATGCAGAGTTAGATCAGTTTTCCGATTCTAATGTATGGGCATTTGCCAACGATGATTATGATGTATGGGAGATGGAGTAATGACCTATAGATTCGCACAGCTATCCGCTGGTCGCAAGTTCCCGGAGCATCGTGGGATACGATGGGATAAGATTGCACTTGTAGTTCCTTGTGATGAGAATGGGGCGGAAATCTCTACCCCATCTCTGCAAGAGGATATGAGGTTGTGGAATAAACAGATCAGCAGATACGAAATAAAAGGGAATGTAATGTATGTTTATTTGAAGGGGGTTCAACTATGAAGAATACAAAAGTTATGGTGGCGTTAGAGGAAAATAGATGCGAGTTAGTATATAACATCGGTCTTAATGCGGATGAAACTCATGACTTGATGGAGCTGACAAATTTATGCTTCGAGGAAGAGCAGAATAGACTTGGTGGACAACATAGAAGATACATTAGGCTGCTTGAAGACACTTTGACCGCGCTTGGGATTGAGTGGAGCAGGGACTACGATAGCGAGTCGATTTATCTATTCAGAGTATTGGGTTAGGGGGTTCAGTTATGAGCAGAGAGATTTATTTGACAAATTGTGTTTTTACAAGCAAAGATATTAAGGACATTATTTTAGATATATGCAGCTTATTTGAGTGCGATATGGATTATACAGGAGATAATGGCGAGGACTTTACTTGGAGTTGTGCTTTGGAAGATGGATGCGAAACAAGTGAAGAGTGGCTGATAAAGTCTGCTATGGAGTATGCCGAAAAGCACGATAGTATTGGGGATGTTGTTGATTATATTCTTGATGAATACTTTGACCGCAACACAAATTATTACGATGGCTATGTGTGGGACTGGATTTATGATAATAATAACAAGTACATCGGCATCTCGATTGCGTATGTGGGTGACTAATATGTTATCGTTTATACTGTTGATCTTGTTCCTTGATTGGGCTTCCAAGGTACAAGTAGGATATAAAGAAGTTCCGTTGACCAAGTATGACCCTGAATATTATGGGTATAGGTCGGATAATTTAGACTCGGTTATTGAGTTCTATGAGCAGAGAAATTGTGGGTATCTGAAGATGCTTGACAATGATGATAAGATTGGGGGTGAAGAGAGGTAAATGGAAATGAAGAACGAGAAAGCAAGGGCATATCAAATGAAGTATGCTGCGGAATATAATAAGAAGAATTACAAGCCTATTGGCATTAGATTGAACTATCAATCCGATGCAGATGTAATCGACAAGTTATCGCAGATAAAAGCTGGTGGCGGTTCAATGAACGAGTACATTATAGGGCTAATCAGGGCAGATATAAGCAAATAACACGATAAAAGAGAGCCATTTCGACTCTCTTTTTCATTGTCTAAAATTAAAGTAAAACCTTAATTTTTTGACCTCGAAATTTCCGTTTTAAGCGACTTTTTTACCCCTTAAGGTATCATATATCCTTGAGTTTTTTGGCTATTTCGTAGATGACATTCACGGTTACACTATTTCCAGCCTGTTTGTACAATTGGCAATCGGAATTGATGGATTCTGCTCTTTCATAGTACAAGTCAGGGAAATCCCTGAAGCCTGAAGCACTCTTTCGGTGTCAGCTTTCTTATACGATACTTGCCCTCTACTAATCCGTGTAGACTTCCTGTGTCGATTGTTCCGCAAGTATCTCCGTTATCTTGCACTCTTCCTCTTCTTGTGTCACTTGATGGGTATGCCACATCTATCACCCCCCCTATTTTGCATTCGGTATATCCTCTGGATGTACCATCTCTAATTTTTACCATCATCTAATATCTCCAATACCACATTGTATCCGTGAGATGCGTAGCCTTTCCAATATCTCGCACATATCGTTGATGCGATCTTCACCCCCCCTATGTCTTGGATACTCGCATCGTTAATGCTACAATACTTTCCGTTCTTCTGCTTATTCACCTTGACTATTCGTTGTATCATCTATTATCTCCATAACCGCAGTTGCTCCGAGTCCATCTTGTCTAACGAGGTTGGCATAGCTGACTTGTTGAGATTGTGCCTTGATGGTTCGTATCGTGCCATCAGGCATTGGATTCACTAATACTTGAGTTATCTTCATATATCTCTAATACTCCGCTGCGTTCTGCCTTGTGCTTTGGCAGATATGTTTTGCTTTGCCCAATCGCATCGTATCTTGATGCAAGGCATCTTGTGACCTCGGTGCATCGCCCCCCCGGTTCAAATCAATCAGCATCCTCTTCATCTTCTATCTCCACTAACAATTGTCCTCTATCACTCATGGGATTTGCTGGTAAACAATTGGAATAGTTATGCGCCGACCAATTGTTTGTGCCTCTATCTCCCACCTTTTGGATTATCAAGAACCTCATTCTGCCACCTCTACTATTATCGGCACATATCCACCGCCACATCCCATTGAGGATGTTAAACAAGGGATAATGCCATCATTCCGTCTTGCTTGGTGCTTCTGCGTTCCGCCTATTATCAGCACAATCATTCTGCCACCTCTAATATCAGTATTACCCCAATGGCATCGAATGAGCCACCTCTCGCAAGGGTTGATACGCACTCGCCATTAACTTCTATTGCGTTATATACATCGAAGTATTTGGGGATATACCCGTGCTTGTCCTTGAACTTCTTATATTGTTGTTCTATGTGAGTCATCTAACACCTCTATTACACAGGCACAAACTTTCTGCGCCCGGATTGTGGGAATGCACCCTTTGAGAACTTTGGGTCTGCCATTGGTAAACTCTTTGCTCTCAAATGCGGTACACCCCCCCCATTTAATCCATCTGCTCATATGCTCTCCATTATATGTGGCTCTCTGCCACCGCCTTCCATCCTGCTTAGTGTAGGGGCAATCCCCATTACATCGTACACCCTGTATTGGTTAGGGGTTCTCCCTTCTATCACTCTGGCATCTGCCTAATTGTCGAATAGTATTCTCTTGGTTTGCTCCGAAGACAGGTAATACTTGGAGTCCACTTCCTTCTCCAAAATATCTTCGAGAGTAAGCGATGATGAAGATTCGTTCTCGGTTTTGAGGAACGAACATTTTTGAGTTAAGCACTTGCCACTCCGCATCATACCCCACGTCATCAAGGGTTGCGAGTATTGTTTTAAGTGTTTCCCCTTTGTTGTGAGAACATAACCCTTTGACATTCTCAAGGAATAGATACCGAGGTTGTCTTTCGGCAGCCAATCTGGCAATGTCAAAGAACAAAGTTCCTCTCGTATCGTCGAATCCTCTTCTAAGTCCAGCAATACTAAATGCTTGGCAAGGGAATCCCCCACAATAGATGTCGGCTTCTGGCAAATCTCTGGCATCAATTCTTGTAATGTCATCTGCGTAAAATTCTCCATTTAGATACTCGTCCTTTCTAATTTCTGCTAATCGTTTCTTCTTATCTAAACTTAAAATGTATTCTCTCTGCTGATCTGTCAAAGTGTGCATCATTCTATATGAAGCATCTGCGTACTTATCTATCTCACAATGTCCAACGCATTGATGACCAGCCTGCTCTAATCCCAATCGGAATCCACCGATTCCTGAGAAAAAATCTATAAATTTCATTGAACCCCCTTCCGTTAGTTCGGCATTACAATATTTGTAAACCTTGTAAGCGCTATCTTCTTAATCTTCGTTAGCTCCCCGTTACTTGCGATTCCGCAATGCTCGATAATGTACTCATCGGTATCCCCATCCATCAGCCACATCTTCAGGACTTCTCGCTCAACTTCAGGAAGAGCATTAAACCCGATATAAACCATATCAGCATACATCTCATACTCGCTTTTACGCATACGCAATATCTTTAACATCTGCTCCCAGTCTCCTCTTGTGGAATTGCCAATGGGATTATCGAGCATCATCTCGCAATTCTTAATCTCCATGTTAACCGCAGCTACAACTCGCTGGTTCTTGTTATAATCTGCGATTAACTGGATTACATCGAATGTCCAATACTTCATCTTATATATCCTTGTAAACAACTTCCTCAAGGTCTGCTATCTTCTTCTGCATACCGACCATTAAAGACTTTGTAAGTATCATCTCTTGCTTTGATATAACCATTGGTACATTGCAAAATGACTTCTCATCTAATGTCACATAATGTTCGCATTGCTCACACTTTGGGAATAAACACTCGGTTGATGGTGTTGCTTTCTGCTTCTTGTTAAATATGCTCATCCTCTTTCTCCTTTATCTGCTTCATAAATCCTTCAACATCTATCTTGCCAGCTTTCTCAAGATACCTCTGCTTTTGTCTTTCAGCGTATTCTTCAGATGAATGGTTCTCATCTACTAAATCGTTGGTATTATGAAAAAATGTATTCAGCTTTCTTGTCATCATTTTCTCCTCAAAGTTCTGTCTTAATTCTTTCGACACTTTGTAGTGTCTTCTGCTTCTGAATCTCCCCATATCTGTCGCCATACGCTTTTACCTTCTCATCAAATTCTTTCTGCTTACGCCAATGTTCTTCAATGGCATCAGCATTTCTCTCGTCAGCTTTACGCTTCCTGACCTTTTGCATATACTTCCAAGTCGCATATCGGTGCTTCAGCTTTGCTTCTTCATTGCCATCTTTCCATTTCGCATAATACTCACGCTTATGGGCTTTTCTGCACTCTTCGTTACCGCAAGTCTTCTGACGAGAATGGTATGGTTTGAATGGCATATCACATATTGGACAATGCTTAATGTCAGGATTCTGCTCTTCTAATAAGGCGGTTAACTCTTTAATATCCATATATCGTCTCCGCTATCTTCATCGTGGTATATGTCATAATCTATTGGTTTCATGCTTGTACAATCCATTTAATCTCTCCATTCATACATATCGTATTCTTTGACTTCCCTGCCTTTATTGTTCTCATCGGTTTCATAAACTATGTCGAAATCCCCAAAACCTTGGTCAGAACAAAATGCGTGGTCTTGTAAAAACGATTCAAAATATTTTCCAAGTTCCGCATAATCCATCGAAATCCCATATTCGCCGCCGAGTCGCTTGGCAAGGTATATTAATTTTCCACAGCCATTGCATCTCATGTACATTCGATTATCAGCCATATAATCACCTCTAATGCTGTAATTTCTGCCCACAATTTGGACAATATCTTTCGGAGAACCATACTATCTTCTTGCATTCAGGACACTTCTCCGTCCAAGTGGTTAGTCCGCCTGATCTAATTGTCGGCATCGGTATCTGTTTCTTCTCTGCTTCAGTTATCATCTTCACTCCCAATCTATTTTCTGCCCACAACTTGGGCAAAACCCAGCTCGATATTCAATGCTATAATTCATGCTATATGTAATATAAGATTCATCGATATTAACCACCGCACCACACATTGAGCATAAATCCTTATTAGGTTTCTTCGGTATCTGCTTTTCAAGGGCTTCTACGCATATCTCCCAAAAGTCTTGCGATAAAGTTTGTGCGGATACCCCATATTTACATACTAATCGTGATTTACATTCTTCTAATGCTTCTTTATTAGTCATTGTTCGCCACCATACTTTCTAATAAACTTCTTAA